CCACGCCCGTCGACGGTCCCGTAGAACGTCTCGGCCAGCGGCGTCCAGCCAGCGGGCCACGACAGCGGGTTGTCGGGACCGGTCATGTGCAGCGTGATGAACGACACGAGGAGGTCGCCCGCGACGATGCCGGACGGCAGGGTGAAGGGGTACGAGGTGCCGAACGCATCCCCGAACACGAAGCTCTCGACGACCGGGAACGTCATGGCGTGCCCCCGAACGAGATGAGCGCGCCGGCCCACTGCGCGCCGCCGAACGCGCCTTGGTCGGAGGTCGGCGTGAAGGTGTACGAGCCGGGCGGGACGACCTTGTACGACACGATGTGCGACGGCGCGAACCCGCTGTCCATCGTGCCTTGGTCGACCTGGATGAACGCCGGGTCGTTGATGAGCGTCGTGTGGCGGCCGCCGCCGGTGTCGTAGGCGCCGACGTAGCCGATGAGGACCGACTGCGACGCCGTCGGGAGGACCGGCCCGACGGGATGGCTCGAGGCGGCCGGCTTGGGCGTCAGCGTCAGGCCGGACTGGAGCGTCGCCGGGCCGAACTCCATGATGACCATGCGCCGGTGGTTGGTCGCGCCGGCCACTGTCACGGTGACAGCCCCGCCCGGGGCGGATCGCCAGTACATCGTCTCGCGGTCGTTGCTGATGACGACGAAGTCGGACGCGATGCCCCAGCCGGACGGGGTGGCGCGGCTGCCGGCGCCGCCGCGCTCGCTCAGGCACGCGACGAGGAGATTGCCCGCTGTCGGCGCGGTGTCGAACGTAAGTGTTGTCGCCGCGCCGCCGTCGAACTGGCCGACCTTCTGCTGGACCAGAGTGAGGGGCGGCGGCGGTGGCGTGCCGCCGGTGAACACCGGCCCGGACGGGTGCGCGATGAAGCCCGGCGGCGTCGGGCCGAGGTCGGTGGCGACGGCGTGCCAGAGCAGCAGGACGTTGCCGGGGATGGGCGTCGACGGCAGGGTGATGGCGCCGGACGGGTCGCCGATGACGCCGTCGGCCTCTTGGATGATGGTGATGACCCCGCCCGTCGGCACGGGCGGCTCGAGCGCGTCGAACGCGGCCCGGGACAGGCTCGACACGATGGTGAACACCCAGCCGTCGGGACTGACCTCGACGCTCATGCCGATGACCGTGACATCGAGGTCGATGAGCGGCGGGTGGTTGTCGTCGCGCAGCCGGGTCTGCTGCGGCCCGAGCCGGATGAAGTCGAGGAGGTTGGCCAGCTCCACGACGTCGGCAGGGCGCGTCTCCAGCGCGCTGACCGTCAGGCTCGCGTCGGCCCGGTCGTCGAGGATCGTCTGGCCCCACGTCACCCGGTCGGGCACCTCGCGGTCGACCTTGTACTCGCGGACGCCGTAGAAGTCGACGGACTGGCGGTCTTGCATCGGCGCACTGTCGACCCCGCCGACCTTGCAGACGACCGAGTTGCGGATGCCCTCGCTCGTCTGCCCGAACTCGATGGACGTGACGTTGTCGACCCAGCTGAACGCCGGGTCTTCCGCCGGCCCGCAGCCGAGCGAGATGGCGCTGACGGCGAACGAATCCCATGCGCCGATGACCAGCCGGCCCGAGCCGTCGATCCACGCCAGCCAGAGCGCGTCGGCGCAGGCGTCCTGGATGACCTTCCACACGTTGGGCGGCGTGCCGGTCGTCGGCGCCACGAACGGGGCGACCGGCGGGTCCTCGTCGACCTCGCCGTCCTCGAGCTCCATGAGCCACGCGAACGGCACGAGGTCGTCGATGCCGGCGTCGACGAGGACGCGGTGGATGCGGGCGCGCAGCGTGTTGGGCAGCGGTGACGGCAGGCCGGCGTCGTGGTAGGGCGTCTGGCTCATGAGCGCGATGGGGTCGGTGCAGCGCAGCCGGCCGGTCTGGCTCGCCACGTCGTAGCTCAACTCGTCGACCCAGCCGGACCAGACCGGGGTGAGCGTTATGTCATGTGGCATGTCGTCGTCGAACGTCCGCGGCCCGAGGATGCGGATGGCGGTGCCCGGACGCACCTGACGGAAGAACGGCCCGGTGACGTTCGACGGGTCCAGCTGCCGGTCCGGGTCGAACGTCGACAGGTCGAGCGAGCCGGCCTCGCTGACCGACAGGATGCCGACGTCGCGCTGGCAGGCCCACGTCCACTGGGCGTCGTTGACCTGGCAGTCGACGTCCTGCCACTCGAGGTCCGACCAGTGACCTTGGGCCGGGTCCGGACCCCACGTGGCTTGATCCCAGCGGTCGGCGCCGACGGGCGGAGCGAGGACTTGGACCGCGACCGAGTCGCTGCCCGGGCCGAAGCCGAAGTCGGCCACGGCTAGACCCTGACCGGGACGACGACGCCGCCGTTGAGCCTCGCGTTCCTCGTCATGGCCCGGTTGACGGCTCGCTCGATGGCGAGCGAATCGCCGGTCGTCTGGATGGTCACGTTGAACGTGTCGCCGGCGCTAGCGGTGCCCACCCGTGCAGCGACGGACTGGGCACCGCTGGGGCCGGCGAGGAGGTTGCTGGCTGCCGATGCCGCCGGCGCGACCGACGAGAACGCCCCGCCGGCGCCGCCGCCGCCGCCCACGAACCCGAGGATGTCCTTGAGGAACGGCGCGTTCGCGATGGCGTCGATGACCTTGCCGATGAGGCCGAGCGCGCCGTTGAGGATGTCGGTGAAATCCTGGAGCGGCCCCTTCAGCGCGTTGAACGCCGTGGTGAGCGCGCCCGAGACGATGCTCGCGACCTGACCGAGCAGGCCGAGGAACTCGCCCAGCTTCGGCAGCACCGTGTCGATGAGGAACCCGAACAGGGCTTGGGCGGCCGGCAGGACGACGTTCTGGAACACGTCGGCCAGCGTGGCGAGGATGGGGCCGAGGTTGTCGTTGATCCACCCGGCGAGGTTCTGGATGGCCGGGATGGCGGTATCGTTTATCCACGCCGAGAACTGCCCGACCGCGGGCAGGACGTTGTTGACGATGAACGCGGCCACGGTCTGGAGCGCCGGGACGAGGACGTCGTTGAAGAACTGGGCCGCGACGCCGATGGCCTTCGGGAGGTTGTCGCTGAGCCAGCCGGCGATGAACTGGATACGCGGCAGGAGGTTCACGGAGATCCAATCCCCGACGGTCTGGATGGCCGGCAGCAGCGTGTTGGTGAAGAAGTCGCTCGCGGTCGCGATGGCGCCCGGGAGGTTCGCGCTGAGCCAGTCGGTGAACGTCGTGACGGCCGGCAGCAGGGTGTTGGTGAAGAAGTCCGACAGTGCCTGGAGGATCGGCCCGAGCAGGCCCAGTTGGTCGAGGATGAGGATGCCCGCTGCGACGGCCGCGATGAGAGCGACCCACGGCGCCAGCGCGATGACGGTGGCGGCGGCCCACGCGACGAACCCGGGCACGACCTCGAGCAGCACGACCGCGCCGATGGCGGCGAGGGTGGCCGTCACGATCTTGCCGTTCTTCTTGAGGAACGTGAAGAACGTGGTGAGCGCATCGAGGACCTTCGTCGGGACGTTCCCGAACGCATCGGCTATCCCTTGGATGGCGGGCGCGAATGGCGCGAGGCCGGTGCCGATGGTGTCGCCGACCAACGCGAGGAACGGCAGCAGCGACGTCTTGATGAACGTCGCCAACCCGGCGAACGCCGGCAGCACGTTGTTGTTGAGCGCCGTCACGATGGGCAGGAGGGCGTCATTGACGAACCCGCCGAGCGTCGTGGTGAGGTCCGACATCTTGGCGTCGAGCGTGTCCTGCTCGTCGGTGAGGGTCCGCGTGCCGTCAGCCGCGTCCTTCGCCAGCGGCCCGAACTTCTTCATGATGTCGGAGTAACGCTGGGCCGGCGTCTCGCCCTTCTTGAACTCGATGCCGAGTTTGTGGGCCGCCTTGGCGCTGCCGCCGAGAGCCTTCGCGATGAGATCCGCCGACCCGGCCGCGTCGGTGCCGGTCAGCGCCGAGAACGCCGCGGCGGCCGTCAGCAGCCCGGGCGTCATCTTCTTGGTCGCCTTGCCCGTCAGGCCCAGCGACTTCGCCATCCCGGTGATGGTCACGGCCGCCTTGCTCGTCTCCAACTTGTCGAACCCGAGCTTCGTCAGGTCGAGGCCGCTGACCGTCTTGGACAGGCCCTTGACGTTCGCGTCGACGAGGGCCAGCGAATCGCCCAGCGCGTCGAACTGCTTCGTGCCCTTCTCGGCGGCGCCGAACGTGTCCCTGACCGCGGTGTCGATGAGGCCGAACAGGCCGCCCGCGACGATGGTGTTGAACGTCCGCTTGAACGTCCCGCCGAACCCGTTGACGGCGTCGCCGGCGTGCTTGAACGCCTTCTTCAGGTCGCTCTCGTCGCCGTTGATCGCGACATTGATTGCGGGGCCGGCCATCTACTTGCGCCTCGCTGCCCGGTTGCGCCGGCGGACCTCGCGGTCGTAGGCGATGAGGTCGATGCTCGACATGGCCCGCACCTCGGACGGCGGCCAGCCGGTGTCGAGCGCGATGCTCATGATTCGCTTGGTCGTGTTGGGGACGACCCGGCCGCGGCGGTAGGGTTTGCGGCGGCCCCGCCGGCCTCCTCGTCGTCCTGCTCGAGCCGGACGCGCATGTCGGCCGTCTGCTCCCACGTCGCCGTCGGGTCCTTCCGCTTCATGGAGATGAACGCGAGGGTCCGCATAAGTGTGCCCTTCGGCGCGTCGTCGACCCACATCTGGTTGATGGACCGCCCGGTGCGCTCCTCGAGGAGCTCCAACTCGCCCACGGTCAGGCTGTTGATCATCTCCGCGGTGATGTCGATGACGTGGTTGGTGCCCGTGTCGCTGCTCACGGCGTCCTCCTATGTCCGGTTGACCATGCCGACGACCTGGCTGGTCGCCTTCTCGAATGTCTGCTCGACCTCGTGTTCCTTGGCGTCGAGCGCGCCCGTCAGGAACGGGTTGGGGCGGATGGGGCCGCCCCGCCAGCCCCGCGCCGGGTTGGGCCGGTTGAGCCAGCCGTAGTTGATGGGGCCGGCGTACGGCACCGACGCCGAGCCGGCGGTGACATCGCCACCGACGGCCTTGATGCTGCCGCGCAGCCTTCCGCTCCGACGGGGCGCACGACTCCGCGCCTCCGTCGCGACGAGCGCGCCCGATTCGCCCTCGGCGTCCTTGACCTCCTTGGCGATGTCGTCCTCGGCGCGGTAGAACGCCCGGGTCAGCTTCTTGTCACCGGTGACGACAACGCTGAATCCCCGCGCCACTACGGGGTCAGGACGCGGCTGCTGACGCCCAGCTGGACCTCGACCGTGACCGACTCGCCGAACGCCGCGCTGATGCCGTAGGTCGCCGGCCACGACACCTCGTAGGTGTACGAGTCCTGCGCCGCGCCGGCCGGACCCCAGACCAGCGTCCCGGTCGTCCCGAACAGCGGGTCGATCACTGTGGACCAGTCGTCTGTCCACAAGAGAGTCATGGTCAGCGTCCGCGAGCCGACCTGGACCATCGACTGCTGCGGGTTGCAGAGGGTCGGCTGGTCGATGGTGTTGAACGAGACCTCGTCGGCCGGCGGCTCGGTCACGTAGCACGCGAGGTCGACCGGGGTCCCGGTGCCGCCGGGCGCGTAGGTCAGGACCTGGACGTCGCTGATGAATCCCTGTGCTGGCACGGTCTACCTCCTCAGGTGCGCTGCTTATGCGTGACGAGCGTCACGGCGAACACGTAGTCGACGCCACCGATGGCCTGCTGGCTGTAGGTCGTGTCGCCCGGGAAGAACTCTGGCGGCAGCGCCTCGAGGGCCGCCTCGGTCAGGTCGTGGATGGCCTGCTGGTCCTGAAGCAGCCCGGTCACGGCCTGCATCCGGATCTCGCGGGTCACCTCGCATGACGCGCTCTTGCGGCGCAGCGACGGCGACAGGACGAGGGCCGGCGCGTCGACCTTGGACGGCCAGTTGGTCATGACCGGCCGCTTGATGCCCGACGCGATGAGCGCTTCCTTCAGCACGTCCCACGGGTACTCCACCTCACGCCACGCCGAAGGTCACGCGCTTGCCCAAGAGCAGCGCCTCGATCTCCGGGGTCAGCCAGCGACCGGTGAACGTGCTGCCGAGGTCGGACCCGAAGGTGCCGAACGCCACGTCATCGGCGCGGTAGAACCGGCTCGCCAACTGGAGGGCGGCGATGTGGACCCCGGCTGGCACCGGGTCAGGGAAGGACTGGCCGCAGAACTTGTCGATGGTCGTGGTCGCTGCGGCGCACGCCGAATCGAGGTCCACGTCGTAGTCCGGCCCGTCGGGGACAGCCAGCGTCCGGCGCAACTCGTCACGGTCGACGTATGCCACGTGAAATGCCTACGACCCGGGGACGCGGGGCACGCGCAGCCCGACCTGGACCGGCGCCGGCTTGGTCAACGACTTGACCTCCTCGGGCGCCGCCTTCGGCTCAGGCTCGGGCGCCGGCTTGGTGGCCGGCGCCTTCTTGGTCGTCTTGGTCGGCATCGGTCGCCTCCTACGCGATGGTCAACTTGACGATGCCCGTCGGGATGTAGATGGCCGGGGCGCCGATGCCCCAGACCGCGACGTCGGTGCCCAACTTGGCCACGACGTCCTGCTGCGCCGTGCGCGGGCCGTCCTCGAGCCAGTCGGCGGTGATGCTCGCCGAGACGAGCACGGTCGTCGGGGCGAGGTTGCGATCCCGGATGATGGGCAGCCCCGACACGTTGACCTGGAGCGACCGGGCGTCGGCGGTACCACTTACGTTCTGGGTGCCGTACGGGGCCGGCACGAGGCCCTGCGACGACGCGATGTCGAGCCATGCGTTCGTCCCGGCGAGGACGAAGTTGGCGGGCTGGCCCGTCGCGTCCTCGACCATGCCCGACGCCTCGAACAGCGCGGCGGCGATGGCCGCGGCGTTGGGTCCAGCGGCGACGACCGGGCCGGCGGCCGCGGCAGCCTCGACCGCTGCGGCCATGACGCCGTCGGTCACGATGCCGTAGGCGATGCTGATGATGCGGATGACCGCGTCGCGGTAGCTCGGCGAGGACCGCTGGATGAGCTGCCACGAGATGTCGACGCCGCCGGCGTACGTCTTGAGCGCCGCGCTGGCCGAGTCGAGGGTCAGCTTCTTGCTGATGATCTCGGACTTCTGGGTGACCTGCTCGGCGACGCGGCCGGTGAAGTCACCGTCGAAGGTCGGCCAGTTGATGTCCATGCCCGAATCGGGCAGCGAGGCCCGGCCGAACGAGGTGATGGTCGGGCGGCCGCGGTCCATGATGCCGCGGATGTCGGTCAGCCACGCCGGCCGGACGATCTCGGGCACGTCGCCGGTGACGGCGTCGGCGAACGCCCGGGCGAGCTCCTCGTCGCCCGCGAGGACGCGGGTGTAGGCGTCGTTGAGCGACTCGGCGCGGGCGAGGACGCCCGGCTCGGCCGGCACGCCCGGGACGTTGATGACCGGCGCGGGGATGGCGTCGGCCACGATGGTTCGCACGGCGGCCTGGATGGCGTCGAGCGTCAGCGGCTGCGGCTCGGGCACGGTGTTCTCCTCACTTCGCATGGCGACGACCTCGGCGCCGGGATAGGCCCCTCGGGGCACGATGGCTACCCGGCGCAGGTCGGCGTGCTGCCGCTCCAAGACGCCGTCTGAACGATGGACGGTGCCGCCGTCGAGCGGCGCGAACAGGACCGACGCCCGGCGCAGCACCTTGTCGTGGACCAGCCGGAGCAACTCGTCGCCGGCGGGCGTCCGGCTGATCTTGGTCCGGAGGTAGCCACCGTCGGCCTCGGCCCGGTACGACATCCCGGCGCCGACGATGGACCCGTCGTGGCGCATCGACTCGATGACCACGCTGGACGGGTCGACGCCATCGAACGCCGTCCGAACGAACGACTCGCGCCCCTCCGGGGTGTTGGCGACGACGTTCCACGGCATGACCCGGATGTCGACCTCGCGGCGGCCGGCGGTCGGGTCGAACTCGGCCTCGGGCGGGTCGCTCTCCTCGCGAACGAGGGTCAGGGCGCCGTCCTCGGTGGTGCGCAACAGGTCGGTCACGGGATGGGTACCTCCTCGGGCACAGGCTGCTGGTCACCGATGGCGGGCGGCGACGGCGCGTACAGGGTCGGTGTCTGGTCGGGCGGGCGGATGCCCTCGTTGCGCTGAATCCAATCGGCGGTGACGACGCCCATGCCCAGCAACTTCTCGTAGACATCGACCCGGGCGGCCAACTCGATGCGGAAGATGTCGTTGACGTCGAACCGCATCGTCTGCGTCCGCGGCAGGAGGTCCGACCATGCGTTCTCGATGGGCGTCAGGTACAGCGGCTGGAGCGTCGAGCGGATGAACTCGCTGTAGACCTGGCCGATGTTCTGGTAGGTCAGGCTCGAGCCGCCGGCGAGGCTGACGAGGAGTAGGGGAGTCGGGATGCCCAGCAGGCGGGCGACCATCGCCACGCCCTGCTCGCGGACCTCGACCAGCTGCGAGTGCTCGGGGTCGGCCGCGGTGACGTTGTACTTGACGCCGCCCGACAGGATCGCCGGGGTGCGCGTCGGGCCGGCGTGCGATTCGAGCCACTGACCCTTGAGGTTCGCGGCCTCGGTCTTGTCCAGCTGCGTCGGAACCTCGAGGACGCCCGACGGGACGCCCGACCCGACGAAGTGGCCGGCGGCGTACATCTCGGTCGCCTCGACGGTCCAGAGCGCGGCCCGCGCCTGCTTGACCGGCGACGTGCCGTGCAGCCGTCCGACCCGCGGCGACAGCGGGATGTGCATGAAGTCGACGCCCGGGGTCATCATCCGGTCGCGCCACTTGTAGCGCGGGAGCATCCGCGCCGAGTCCCACATGATCTCGACCTCGGACGGGTCGACGACGGTGGCGTTGCGCGCCCGGTGCGGCGGCTCGGGGTCGTGGTTCATCAGGAACCAGTACACGTCGCCTTCCTCGACCATCGACCGCACGGTCTGGTTCAGGAAGGTGTAGCGCGAGCGCCATGGGTCAGGCCGGTTGACGATTCCTGGAGCGACCGGCATCGGCTCGCCCAAGACGTAGCAGTTGACCGACATCATCGCGACGGCTGAGGCGATGATCTCGACGCCGCGCTCGACCGCCGGCAGCTGGCACGGGTCGGCCATGCCCTCCTCGCGCATCGCGACCCAGCGGTTGATGTTGTCGCTGACCGACGGGTAGGGCGGGGAGAGCTCCTCGGCGATGACGACCTGCTGGGGCGCCGCCCCGAACAGGAACTCCATCAGGCCCATCGGGACAGCCTCAGACCGTCCGGCCCTCCGGTTGGTGCCCTGACGGCGGACAGCCAACCCACGGGACATACAGTAGCCGACTCGTCAATACGCCCGACCCGGTGGATTAAGCGTTACCAAATCGATTCGAATATCGGTAACACTTACTTGACAAGCCGCGCTCCAGCGGTAACACTTAGCTCATGAGCAAAGGCATCGGACAGCTTCAGCGTCAAATCCTCGAAATCATCGACGACGAGGGCGGGAAGGCCTCGCGCAGCGAAATCCTCTACCGCTACGCGGGCGCGGCCCACACCAGCAGCCAGCGCCATTCGGTCGCCCGGGCAATCCACAATCTGGCCGACCGCGGCTACGTCGAACTCGACTGGTACATGGTCAAGCGAGTCAAGCCCGGCCTCCGTCAGTAGATGGCGGGCCGCGGCGGCGGCGCCTGCTCGCTGAGGTGGACCGCGATGGTCGCGGCCACGAGCGCGTCGATGTGGCCCGCGGATCTTCGCCGCACGAACCGCCACGCCTCGGCGTCCTCCGACCTGGCTGCCAGCCGCACCGCCGAATCAAGGACGGAATCCCGCCGATGACGCAGCCGGCCGGTCACGACGTGGCCCAAGAATCCGGCGCACGCCGCCCTAAACTCGGTCCCGCCGACGGCGACCACCGGGAGGTCCTCGTCGGCCAGTCGCTTCATCGCCGCCGCGATGGCCGACTGCGGGTCGTAGCCGATGACGCTCCGCGGGTACTGGCGGGCGAGCCGGCGGACCTCGAGGATGACCGCGCCCTCGTCGACCGGGCGGCTCGTCTCCGGCCAGTCCTTGGCGACCTCGACGTGGATTCGCTCGGCGTCGTCGTCGTGACTGGCGACCGCGATGCTGCCGCGCTGCCATGACGGGCTGACGTCGACGGCGAAGGTCGGCCGGGTGTCGGGCGCGACGCTGTCGATGTCGCCGCACGCATCCCACGCGCCGGGCGGCGCCCACGCTTGGAGCGGGTCGACGATCCAACGGTTGAGCGTCTCGCTGACGAACCGCGCCGGCGTCTGGCTGCGCCGGGTCGCCCGCAGGACGTCCATCGTCAGGAGGTCGTCGGCGGTCGCGGGGTTGGCCGCCCGGATGCCGTCGTCGTCGTCGGTCGTCCCTTCCCAGACGAACACGCCGTACCTGGAGTCGGTCGCGGGCGACCCGATGGCGAGGATGCCCCGGTCGTAGAGCCGCTTCATCAGGACCGCGTTGTCGCTGACCGACGCCGTGCCGATGGCCAGCAGCAGACCGTCGCGGCTGGTCCGGATCATCGGCTCGGCCGCGGCCCACGCCTCCTCGTCGCGTTGCTCTTGGACCTCGTCGAGCATGACGAGGTCTTGGCCCAGACCGCGCCAGCCGGCCGACCGACCGCTGACGTAGATGTGCCGACGCGGGCTGCCGATATAACCGATACCGATGCGCGTCCCGGCGGCGTTCGCCTCGCAGCCCAGCGGGGTCAGGTCGACCGACGCGGCGTTGAAGGTGATGAGCGCTTGGTCGCGGGTGTAGCTGCCGTTGAGCGACCTGGACCAGACCGGCGATTCCTCGAGGACCCAGCCGATGAGCGCCCGGAGGATGGAGGTCTTGCCGTTGCGCCGGGCGACCGACAGCAGGATCTCGCGGAACCTGAGCCGACCGGTCGCCGGGTCGACCTCGAGCATCCGGTCGACGACCCACGCCTGCCACGTCAGCAGCTTCAGACCGATGCGGCGGGCGGCCCAGCGCCGGACGTGCGGACCCCACGACAGGAACGGGTCAGACAGCGGTCGCGGCGCGTACAACGGCGGCGGCATGTCACGTGGCATACGAGCGCTAGCAAGCACCGGTCGAATCCGGCGCGGGCCGGGCGCCAACGGGGCGAGTCTCGGGCCGGGCAGGTTGCCAGAGGACGCTCGCCGGCGGATCGCGGGTCGATTCCGGACTTGTTCGGGCGGACCGCTAGGTGTCCGACTTCCGGCGCGACTCAAAAAACGCGACCATTCAAAAGCCCATCGTGTACATCGTGTACATCGTGTACGGGTTGCACATGTGCAACGTGCAACCTCACCACGACCACACGGTCAGCTGCCGAGGCGCTCGTCGCTTGGCGTGGCTCCAGCAGTGACGCCGCGCCTTGGCCGCTGGTCTGTCGCAGCCAGCGGTAACACATACCAACGTGGGCGTGCGCGGGATGCGTCGGATGTTCTCGGCCTGCGACACGGCCTCGAGGTGGAGCGGGTTGATGCACAGTCTGACCCGGCACAGGTGGTCGACCTGGAGACCCCGGGGTAGGGGAGTGGGGTGCGACAGGATGTAGATGGCCCGGTGGGCGGTCATCGTGACGTCGTTCCAGTTGACCCGACCATAGCCGCCCTGCTGGGTCGCGCCCTGCCAGAGCAGACAGTCGCCCTGCTGGACGGTGTTGGCGAGCCAGTGCGCGAGCCGCTCGGCATCGGTCATCGGGATCTTCTGTCGGTGGCCCCTGATGTAGCGCCGTGGCTTGCCCTTGACGATGCCGAGCGCCGTCGAGCTCCGGGTGGCTATCGGCGCGGGCCGACCGCAGCCACACTCGCAGGTCACCACGCCCGTGACGGGTTGGGCGTCGGGATGCCCTGATTGCCGGCTCGCGAGTTACAGCTGCGGCAGCACGCCCGGAGGTTGCGCGGGTCGTACCATGCGCCGCCCTTGCTGATGGGGACGACGTGGTCGGTGGTGTCGGCGTTGGGCCTCTTGCAGCGCCAGCAGATTCCGCGGTCGCGCCGGATGACGCCGTGGCTGATCTTGAGCCAGCGTCGACCGCTCGGTCGGTCCCTGCTCACGACAGTCGGTTCCCGGTCTCGAGGTCGACCTGGGTCAGCGTCAGGTCGAACGCCTCGAGCGAGTCGACGCCGTGGAGCAGCGCCGCGCCATCGAACTCGTAGCGGCGCAGGGTGTTGCCGTCGTTGATGAACGCGAAGTGTCGAGGCGGCTCATGGACGACGAACACTTGCTGGCCGACGGGCACCTTCAGCAGGAGCATGGTCGAGCACTCTGGACAGGCGTCGAAATTCGCAGACATAACTCGCGACGAGGTGCCCATCAGGCCGCCAACCCTACATCTTCGTGTGTAAAACGCCCATTGCACGCCCAGACATAACTCACCGAGTCGGCGGTTATCAAATCGGGGTCGGAATCGACCTGTTCGATGGGGTCGGGGAGGTCGACTTTATCGGCAGTGGTGTACTCCGAATCGACCCGTCGGCGCATCTCCGCGATGCTCACCACCGAGCGCTCGTAGCGGTCGATGTCGACCTGGAGGTTGCACTGCCAGCACCGGTCGCCTTGGTCGATGTCGGCGCGGTCACACATACAGCGCGTCATGACCCGGCACCGCGGAGCGCCCGGCTGTAAATGTCGCCTATCAGGGATTCGACGGTTAGAGATTCTTCTCTACGGGGGATTCCTTGATAGGCGACATTCAGCCGCCGACCGAGGACGTGGACCGCGAAGCCGACGAACCGCAGCCCTCGACGCGCCCGGACGTGGGTGAAGCCTGCCCGCCCGCGCCGGGTCAACTTGGTCAGGACGCCGATGCGGACGAGGGCGTCGACGTTGTTGTGCCAGCCGCCCTTGCTCATGCCGAGCGCGGCGGCGAGCTCCGCCTGTGTCCCGTCGATCCCGTCCCACGCTTGGACGACCTGACGGAACTCGAGGTTGGTGATGAGCATCTCGCCGCGCCCGGGCACGTAGACGCGCCGGCTCAGCCGGAGAAGGTGAGCGGTGTACACGAGGTCGCCTCACACAGGACCGGGGCCGTTGCCCGGGACGCGAACCTCGCGGACATAGTACGCCCGCCGTCAGCCTGTGTGGAGTCCTGACGGCGGGGCGGTCATGAGCGTATCACTCTCGGCGACGGCCGCGCCAGCCGACCGCGAGCAGGACGCCGGCGATGGCCGCGAGGATCGCCCCGCGCTCGTCGATGCCGACCTGGCCCGGGGTCACGATGGCCCCGATGAGGACCAAGCAGATGGCGATGAGCGCGTAGAGCGCGGCATCGGCCGGGTCGATGCGGTTCATACCTCCATGACGCTCAGCCGGCCGCGAGGGTCGGCCCTGACGATGCAGCTGCTGTCGCACTTCACGTACGCCGTGACCGTGTGCGACCCAGCGGCCAGCACGGCGGTCAGGAACGTGAACGACACGTTCTGATTGCGGTTCCCCGTCGGCGGGTAGAGCATCAAGCAGCCGTTCGTGCCGCCCTGCGACGTGCCGTCGAGCCGGATGTCGAGCCAGAGCGTGTCGTTGGCGGACTGGACCGACGCGCTCCCTTCGAACGCGACCAGCAGCCGTCGAGCGCCAGTCGTCAGCGTGACGCTCAGGCCGGTGATGGCGGCCCACGTGGTTGCCCCGTTGAAGTCGCTGGCGAGGGTCGCGACGTCGCTGGCCAGCGAGCTACCAGATCCCGCCGGCCCCTGCGGCCCCGTAGCGCCCGCTGGACCCTGCGGACCCGTGGCACCGGCCGCTCCTGCCGCTCCGGTGGCACCGGGCGTCCCTTGTGGCCCCTGCGGTCCCGTGGGGCCTGCTGGCCCTGTCGGTCCGGCCGGTCCTGGCACCGTCGAATCGGCGCCCGCTGGCCCGGTCGGCCCGGTGGCGCCCGCTGGCCCCGCTGGTCCGGGTACGGTGCTCGCTGGTCCGGCCGGACCCGTTCCCCCGGCGGGTCCGGCCGGACCTGTTGCCCCTGCCGGCCCCGGGACGGTCGAGGCTGGCCCGGTCGGTCCTGTCGGGCCTGTCGGTCCGGCTGGTCCGGGCACCGTCGATGCTGCACCGGCGGGGCCGGTGTTGCCCGTGTCGCCCTTGTCGCCCTTGACGCCCTGCGCTCCGGGTGCGCCCGCCGCTCCGGTCGGACCAGTCGGACCCGCCGGCCCGGTTGATCCCTGCGGCCCAGCCGGCCCGGACGGTGCACCGACAGCCAACTCCATGACTTGGCCGGCCACCGGGAAGAACGGATTCGACGCCGTCTGGACGAGGACGCCGACCACGACCCATGTGTAGGGCGCGGCGGCGGGCCGCGGGGTGGCGTTGCCGGTCACGAGGTAACGCATAGACTGCGGCCCCATCCCCGCAGTCACCGTCGACAGGCTGATGTAGTCGCCGGCTTGGATGTTCAGGAGTCCCGGCACGGGCTGGCCGTTCGCGTCGACCAGCGAGATGTAGAGCGAGGTTGCGCCGCCCGGGTAGCTGCTGGCCTTCATGCTGCCGGCGCCGGGGTCGCTCAGGTTCGTGTCCGTCGCCCAGTGGAACGTGGCGATGCCGCCGCGCTGGCCCTCTGGCCCGGCTGGCCCCGCAGGACCGGGTGCGCCGGCAGGACCGGGCACCGTGGAGTCAGCGCCGGTCGGCCCGGCAGGACCGGTCGGCCCGGTCGCGCCGGGTGGTCCGGGTACCGTTGACGCGGGTCCGGTGGTTCCTGGGGGTCCAACCGGACCCGTTGTGCCGGGAGGTCCGGCGGGTCCGACAGGTCCGGGCGCCCCGCGCAGCCCTTCGGCGCCCGCCGGGTTGACGACCTGGACCTCGACGACGGCGCTGCTGGTCTGGATCTCGACGGTCTCGTTCATGGCGCGTTCGTCACGTCCGGGCGGACGGTGAGCGTGCCCCGGACCCACGTGGTGACGGCCCCGCCCGATTCGGTCACCTCGACATCGTAGTCCCACGTCTTGGCCTCGAGGCCCGCGGGCGGCGGGCCGATGGCGACCATGCCGGCCGCGTCGACGATGGTGGCCGCGAGCGGGACGACCTCGAGCTCCGACTTGGCCCACGACTCGACGGTCGCGCCGGTCAGGTCGACGGGCACGTCGTCGCGGACGAGGCGGAACTGCTGCGACCACGTGTCGCCCCGGTACGCGGTGAGGCGGCAATCAACCGGCAGGCCCATCTTCGACTCCTCATGTCACATGGAATGTCAGTTGCCGAGCGCGACGCCGATGCTGACGAGCGCCGCAGAGTTGAGGCTGATGTTGGGCGTCGCCCCGCCACCGCGGTTCGCGCCGGTGAAGGTGATGACGTCGCCGGCGACGACCTGGAGGAGCATCACGATGTTCCACACGACGTTGACGCCGCCGTCGCTCTGGCTGAGCGCCGTGGCACGTTGGACCCCGTTGATGTTGACGGCGCCGCGGATGGCAGCGTCGGCCGTCCCGCCGACCGAGTTGAACGCGGCCATCAGGACGTACAGCCCGTCGGAGTCGACGGGCGCGACCATCCGGTTGCCGACGGTGTCGACCCAGCCGCCCGGATCGTCGAGGGCCGCGTCGATGGGCAGGGCCGTGGGCGTGCTGGCGCACCCGACAGCGATGCCCGAACAGATGGCGCCCTTCGGCGTGAACAGCGCGTCGTGAACCGCTTGGCCCCACGACGCGAGGGTGACCTCGCCGGGGTCGGGCCGGTCCGGCATCGTCATACGTTCACCTCCAACTGAAGCTCCAGCCGTGGACCCGACGTGCTGCTTCGCTCACGCGACCAGAACTCGGTCGTGTCGATCTCCTTGCCGGTGTACGGCAACACCATGAACCCGTAGTCGCGCAGGCCGGCCCCGCCAGCCGACGGCGGCGCCCACGCCCGGACGATGTTGGTCACCGGGATGTAGCGGTACTTGTTCTCATAAGCGTGACCGCCGGCGAGGTTCGCCTTGACCTGGCCCGCCGTCGTGGTGCCGGATGACGACCAGACCGAGGCGTTGTGGATGGACGGCGAGACCGACGTGCCCTCCGGCCAGTCCCTGATGCTGCGCCGGACGTAGATGGTCGGGTAGCGCCCGAACGCGACGAGGCGCTGGTCCGAGCGCCGCAGGATGAGCCGCGCCGAGCGCACCCGCTTGACGTTGGTCCAGTCGATGGCCGGGAACCGGATGGCCGCCCGGTAGTGGTAGTCGTTGTACACGCCGACCGGCAGGGTCAGCGCGTGGCCGGCGCCGCGCTTCGACTTGCCCGGCGTCAGCTGGAGCAGGGTGTCGCGGACGGCGGTGAGGACGCGGGTCTGGAGGATGAGGGTTGGCGTGACGGGTCCGTCGAGGAGGAGCGTCTGGACGCCGGCGCCGCCCGGGACCGCGCCGATCGCAGACTCGCCGACCGTGAACGTGCCCGCCGCCAGCGAGTCGAAGTAGACGACCGAGGCGGTCGGCCCGGCGCCGTCGACGTCCTCCCAGACCTCGACGTTCCGGGTCAGCGGCGCGAGCGCGTCGCCGTCGAGCGAGTCGTCGTGGGCATAAACGATACCGCCCATCATCCGGCCGCCGACCGTCGGCGTGACCGGGATGCTGAACGGCGAGGTCGTGTCGGCCGAGGCCGATGGGCCGCTGAGGACGCGCTCGGCGCCCGAGAGCTCCATGAGGTGCGCGAGGCCCATGAGGCCGGCCGCGTCGCGGATGCCCTCGACGGTCGGGCCGTCGCCCGGCTGGACGACGCGCCAGAACCACTGGCCCTTGCCGCCGGACACGGGCGGTGGCGTCGTGCCGGCGCCGCCCTTGATGGCGATGGTGCCGGCGGACGCCCACGGCGCGAAGGTGAGGGTGAACGGCCCGGGGTCCTCTGACGCCGCCGTCGACGCCTTGCGGGCCGTGGCGAGCATCCCCGGGTTGGTCCCGGCGCTGCGCGTGAACACGCCGTTGGTGTAGCCGGCCGGGTAGCCGGTCAGGTCGACCGAGACGTTGCCGAACCACGCGACGGCCAGCCACAGCGTGTCGACCGCGCCGAAGCCGGAGGTCAGCGCCGGCGGGTCGGGATTGGCGAAGCCCTGATGGACGACGGCGGCGACCGGCACGCCGGAGTAGTGGCTCAGCCGGTAGCCGTGGTGGACCGCCCGCCCGCCCAAGGTGCTGGTCGGCGTGAACGTGGCGCCCTCTGACCCGTCGGCGATCCGATAGCCGACGTAGCCACGCCCGTCGACGGTCCCGTAGAACGTCTCGGCCAGCGGCGTCCAGCCAGCGGGCCACGACAGCGGGTTGTCGGGACCGGTCATGTGCAGCGTGATGAACGACACGAGGAGGTCGCCCGCGACGA